AACAGTTAGACTTATTTCTGCAACACCAGACGCAGAGAAGCATATTGCATATTGTGCTCGTGTAAGTAATCCAAAAAATCAAGAAAACAATAATTTTGAAGGATTGCTTAAATATTGTATTAAGAACCAGCATTGGAGCATTTTTGAACATGCTTTCCTTACAGTTGAGATTAACACCTCGTTGGCGATTGCTACGCAAATCTTGCGTCATAGGTCTTTCACATTCCAGCAATTCAGTCAAAGATATGCTGATAGTACAGAACTTCAAGTTGAACTTCCTGTACCTGATCTTAGGAGACAAGATACAAAAAATAGACAGAATAGTACAGATGATCTTGGAAGTGATTTAAAAGAAACTATGAGTTTATTGATTAAAAAACACTTTGAAGAAAGTTTAAATATCTACAATCTTCTTCTTGCTCAGGGAGTTGCAAAAGAATGTGCTCGTTTTGTGCTTCCGCAGGCAACACAGACTCGTCTTTATATGTCTGGATCTCTGAGGTCATGGATGCACTATATTGACCTTCGTAGTGCTCATGGCACCCAGAAGGAACATATGGAGGTCGCAGAAGCAATCCGTTGTATTTTTACTTGTCAGTTCCCTACAATCTCTGCTGCTCTTGGTTGGAGTAGAGAGAACTGCCCTGAATGTGTAGATGCTCCCTCTATTTGTATAGAATAAATATCTTTACATATTATTAAAATAATGCCAACTTATCGATTCGAAAATACAGAAACTGGTGAAATCTTTGAAAAATGGATGTATATGGCGGAAAAGGAACCTTTTCTCCAAGAAAATCCACATATCAAACCACTCATTCCTACACAAATGAATGTGGGGGAGGTTGGTGATTTATTAAGTAGACATGTTAGAAGAAACCCTGGATGGAATGATGTCCTTCACAAGGTTTCGAAAGTTCCAGGTGCAAATGTAAAACCAATTTAACTATGGCAAGAAAAAGAAGAAGCAATGACAATCATCCAATTGGTATTGGGATGACTGCTAAACAGATGAAAAAAAGAAAACCAATTAGTGCTGACTATTTGGTTGATGTTGAACCTCTTACAGAAAATCAAAAGAAACTTTTTGCAGCATATGAAGAAGGTAAACATTTAGTTGCCTATGGTGCTGCTGGTACAGGTAAGACATTTATCACTCTTTATAATGCACTCAAAGATGTATTAGATGAGACAACACCATACGAACAAATCTATGTTGTTCGTTCTCTTGTAGCAACTCGTGAGATTGGGTTTCTTCCAGGAGACCACGATGATAAGTCTGCTCTTTATCAAATTCCTTATAAGAATATGGTAAAGTATATGTTTCAGATGCCGAGTGATGCTGAGTTTGAGATGCTTTATGGTAATCTCAAATCTCAAGAAACTGTAAAGTTTTGGAGCACCTCATTTATTCGTGGCACAACTCTTGATAATTCAATTATTATTGTTGATGAATATCAAAATCTTAATTTTCACGAATTGGATTCTATCATTACTCGTGTTGGTGAAAATAGTAGAATTTGTTTCTGTGGAGATGCAACTCAAACTGATTTAGTAAAGTCAAATGAAAAAAATGGTATTGTTGACTTTATGAATATTTTAAGAAAGATGGATTCATTTGAGTTAGTTGAATTTGGTATTGGTGATATTGTTCGTTCTGGACTTGTAAAAGAATACATCACTGCAAAATTAGAACTTGGATTGTGATGTTTAATTATATTGATATTGAACTTCCTCAACTTGAGAGGGAGACAATTGATGGAGTTCGTTACTATAAAGTTCCTGATGAAGAAGAATTACTAAGACTTGTATCAATTACGTCTGTTACAAGTCATAAGAACCGTCAGTTCTTTGCTGATTGGAGAAAGAAAGTAGGAGAAGAACAAGCAAATAAAATCACAAAGCAAGCAACCAGTCGTGGTACTGATATGCATACTCTTTCTGAAATGTATTTGAAGAATGAGAGTTTGCCTTCTGATGTTCTTCCAATTTCTCAAATGTTATTTGGAATTGCGAAACCTTATTTGAATAAGATAAATAATATTCATGCACTTGAAAATTCTTTGTATAGTAAGGTTTTGGGTGTTGCAGGAACGGTTGATTGTATTGCAGAATACGATGGGGAATTAGCAGTTATTGACTTTAAGACCTCGAAGAAACCAAAACCAAAAGATTGGATTGAACACTATTTTGTTCAATGTGCTGCTTATGCTTGTATGTTATATGAACTTACTGGTATAATGGTAAAGAAATTTGTAATCATTATGGCTTGTGAAAATGGAGAATGCGAAATTTATGAAGAATACGACAAAGGGAAGTACATTAAGTTACTCACCGAATATATTAGAGAATTTGTTAGAGATAAACTTCAGCAGTATGAATGATAAACTCAAGGAAGAATTAAATAACAAATTTCTATGTCCTCAAAAGTTCGCTCAGGACATAGAACATATGGTTAAGGAATCTAAAATCAATTATATTGATGCAATCGTCACATATTGTGAAGAAAATAACATTGAAATTGATACTATATCTAAATTAGTTTCTAAACCATTGAAAGAAAAACTTAAAAATGATGCGACTGAATTAAATTTTTTGAAGAAAACTACTCGTGCTAAATTGCCATTGTGACCCCATTTGATGTATATAAAACTTACTTAGCATTCAAAAATCATTTTACAAAAGAAAATTACGATTACTTTAAGTATTGTGGAAAGTCTAGAGCATCTCTGGACTCTTTTCATAAGAGGAAAGATAGATATTTCTTCGAGAGAACTTCAAGACAAAAAAGTGACGACGAAATCAAAGCATATTTTGTAGCAAATTTTGCGGAATGTAATGATACTCAATCTCTATGGATTGGTGAAATTATTGAAAATGGAGAACAAGTTTATACGAATTGGTTGAAGAAGTCCCAAAGTCTTTTTTATTCATTTAAAACAGAAGCAGAAGTCTTTATACACAAAGATAGTTTTGAAAAACTTTTTGAGATAAAAAATAATCAACATCCAGAAATTCTCAAAAAGTATTTTCAAAAAGCAATCAGTTTGGAAACGATGGTGATATTGGATATGATATTGGGTTATGTGAAAAAGTTTGATAAGAAATTAACAGATCCAGTATGGGAAACCGTCAGTCTAAGAATTCGAAAATATCAACCATTCCTAAATATTGATATAGCAAAGTATAAAGAAGTCCTCAAGGAGATTGTTTTATGAGCAGATTTTTTGATTCAGAACAGGTCAGAGAATCTTTATTTGAACTTGATGAACTTCAACATAAACTTTTTAATGAATTATTGGAACTTCCTTTTTCTGGTTCGGATAAAAAAAGGGAGCATCTAGAAACAATGAAACAATTTTTGGAAAAACAAAAAGTTTTCATTTTTAGAATGTCTCTATCTGATGACCCAGAAGCAATAGAAATGAAGAATCGAATTCTTGATTCAGCTAAAATGTTTGGATTGGAATCGGGAGATAATATCAATACATTCTTTGCGAAGATGGAAGAGTCAATTGAAAACCTCGAAAAGACCCTTGACGACTGACCTTATACCTGCTATACTTAATACGTACAATACTTCCAATACTACTAATACGGAGAATACAAATGTCATTTGCTGATTTGAAGAAGCAATCAAAAATGGGTTCTTTGACCGAAAAACTCATTAAACAAGTTGAAAAATTGAATGATACTGGTTCCAAAGATGACGAACGTTTTTGGAAACCTGTAATGGATAAGGGTGGTACTGGTTCCGCAATCATTCGTTTTCTTCCTGCTCCCGAAGGTTGTGATTTGCCTTGGGTTCAGGTTTGGTCTCACGCATTTCAATCAAATGGAAAATGGATGATTGATAATTGCTTGACTACTTTGGGTCAAAATTGCCCTGTTTGCGAAGCAAACCGTGAACTTTGGAATACTGGTAGTAAAGATAATCAAAATATTGTTCGTGATCGTAAACGTAAACTTTCTTATTTTGCAAATATCTATGTTGTAAAAGATCCTGCGAATCCTGCAAATGAAGGACGAGTGTTCCTTTATAAGTTTGGTAAGAAAATCTTTGATAAGATTATGGCTTCGATGCAACCTGAGTTTGATGATGAAGAACCAATCAATCCTTTTGATTTCTGGAAGGGTGCTAACTTCAAACTGAAGTTGGTGAAGAAAGATGGTTATTGGAACTATGATAAATCTGAGTTCGCACCACCTTCTGCTCTTCTTGACGACGATGATGAACTGGAAACAATCTACAAATCACTCAACAACTTGAATGATTTTATTGCTCCAAGTGAATTCAAGTCTTATGAAGATTTGAAGAAACGTCTTGATTACACTCTTGGTCTCAAAGGAACTCCCAAGTTCCAAGACCCTGAAACGATTGATGAAGAGGAAGAGATTGAAGTTTCACGTCCTGTGAAAGAAACTGTTTCAGTTCGTTCTTCTTCTAGTGATGATGACGAGGATGAAGATGATGCGATGTCTTACTTTCAAAAACTCGCAGAGTCCTGATTTCAAAATCGACTTTTAAATCCATTTTACCCCCGAAAAAAATCGGGGGTATTTTTTTGTCCGTAGGGTTCACACCCCAGTAATTTGTGGATTATAACCACGTTTGGTGTTTTGGTCGATATACTGTGAAGACTCTGCATATTTCATAATATTCTTCATATCACTTATAAAGACGGATAAGTATTGTGGTTTTAAAATTAAAATCTTTCTTTTCTTTTCATTCTCTAAAACTTCATATTCATAATTACTGACTTCTTTAATTGATGAAGTTGTAGATTGAGATTTATTTGTATTGGTGATAGAAGTTGCTTGAATGTCAGTTGTTATTTTTATTTTTACACCACTTATAGGAGTTGGAGTAGACATATGATTTTTATTTTATTTAGTTTTGTGGTTTGAATTTAAATGTTGGCACGATTACACCATCTACTTCTTCACCAACAATTTCATATAATAATGGGTTAAGAACTATATCATTTTCAAATATAATATCAAGAACTTGAACTGTGGTATTTCCAGTTCTTCTTTTTATTATTGTGCTTCCACCCCAACTGTTGGGCCAAGCATCTAAAATATTTGTGATATTAATATCAATTTTATTTTGTCTTCCAGCAACTTTTAATGTAGACGAGTTAAGATCAATATCTTTTATGATTGCTTGTGTGGTTTCTATTCCATTATTATAAACAGGAAGATATTGATTTAAATTAATAGTAATAGAATAATTTGTGTTTTCATTTGGAAATTCACTTAAAGTATAATCATTTTGACCTGTGGAAGTTGTAAATGATAATGTTTTTCCTGGGTCAACTTGATAACCACCAGGAACTACAACACGTCCATATTCATCTTTAAACTCAACAGTTTCCCAGTGATGTGTTTTTCCAATCTCTTCGTCACTTCCATACTTATCAATAAGATACTTATAAAAACTATTGTTATCTAAAGGCCAATCTTGATTAATATTTGTAATATTATTGGTTATTAAAATCACCCAATCAAGTTCTGCGTTATCATAAACTTTTGCAGCAACTTGGTCTGGTCTTTCATTATCAATAATTTGGTAATATTCAAAGGCAGTTATAGCATTTGCAATATCAGTTCTTAATTTTGCTCTTTTGAATATATTTTTAGTTACAACATAATCAGTGTTGAATGACTGATTAGGAAAATTTGCAATATATTCGAAATTTGGAAGTTCTCTAAAATACGACATCTTAGTATCCTACATCGTCTGGTTTTACTGATGGATTGTCTTTTAATCGGGTTTTAGTCATTATAGTACTTTCTTGGTAGTCATCTTCATATACAGGTTCAATTTCTTGAAAGTTTAAAGACATTGTTAATGATACTGGTTGTCCTTTATCATAAGAAGCCCACTGACCGTCAGGGGCATAAATCACATTCATATTAACAAGAGCACATATTTTAAATTTATTTAATCCAGATATTTCTTCATTTCCTGTTTTATATGAAAGTTTAAAAACGTTTGGGGTTCCAAGAAAAAGAGTATTAGCAACAGTACCCGATTGATTGTTTACTCTTCTTGGAGAACTACCTTGTTTAAAGAAACGAATAATTCTTTTTACATTCCTTGCTTCTAGTTCACTTCTTGGGCTCATACGCCAAGTGAACCCAAATTGACGAAGTGTTGGACCTTGGAATAATAGTTCCAAGTTTGAGTTTGGAACAATACCAGCACCTCTTGCTAAAATCGTTTCTGGTGGTAGTTCAACACCAGCATTTTTTAATAATAAAGAGATGACTGAAGTTTTAAACATTGGATTATCTGGACTTGCACCAGAACCAAGCATTGCCATCACATTATTAATTGATTGCTCTGGTAGTTTTAAACCTCTCAATTGCCCAATAAGACCAGCAAATGCAGTAGCTGCTTGCCCAGCTAATGGTTTCTTTATATCACTAATAGCAGCAGCAGCAATACCAGCAGTCATAGAATTCATTGTATCATCACCCCAACTTATCGCATTATTATCTTGAATTCCAGAAGGAATTGGTAAAATTACAGTTCCTATGTATTTTTTTAAAGCAGTATTTCTTTCTAAACCTTGATTTATAATTGCTCCTGGATCTATTTTGATTTGATTTCCCTTATCATCTCTTTGAACGAACACATCTCCAAGTGGTGCTTTATAATTATACATTACAATTTGTAATGTATCTTGTTTCATATCTAAAATATCACGAGGATATTTTAAAAGTGCTCTATCACTGAATAATTGTTCTTCATTGGTGCTAGAAAAATCCAAGTTTGCTATATCTTTCAATCCAGGTTCAAATAAATTAAACAAACCTTGCAATCCTTGAACTGGAGCCCCTGCAATTGGAGCAGTAGTCGTTTGTGGTGTTTTCCCTTGATTTGATGCATCCGCCCAAGATGGTAATATTTTCTTATTTGCTGTTCCTCCTGCTTTGGTCCATGTATTTCTAATATCGTTTTGTATTTTTGCATATAAAGCATCTCTTTCTTGGTCTGTTATTCCAAGTCTATCCAAAAGATATTGATCGAATGTTCCATTATAAAATAATGGGAGTGTTCCAAAAGCTGCATTACCAGCATCTTCGGGCATATTGACATTTCCATTTGTTGGGTCATATTCAAGCCTAAAATCCACAGATCCTGGTATTCCAAGAAAATTTGTATTTTTGGTATAATATTTTGTTGGTTTTATTACTTCATATGCCATCTATGGTGCGTCCCAAACTTTGGTTTTGAATACTGGTTGACCTCTTTTATCAACAAACTTCTCTGTTGGAAGCAACGATACTTCTCTCCATTCTTTTTCAGGCACTTTAAAGAATTCAGTCATTACTCCAGAGAAGAGATATTTGTGTAAAGTTTTCTTGGGTGCATTTATAATTCCTTCTTTATTTAGAAAGGATTGTGCGACACCTCCACGATATTGTGGATTAAGATAATGCAGATTTGCCCCAAGAAACCAACCTTCTGCAAAACTAATTTCTATAATATAAGATAGAGGATGTTTATCCCAGTATTCATATCTCTGTGGATACTTTGCAGAATATAAAAAGAAAACTAAATCTCCTGGTTTTATAAATCCAGTATCTGCTTGATTGATGTCTTTCTTTTGTATATTTCTCAATTCGTTCATTAGTGAATTGGTCCACCAATCACTACTGCGATATTTGTTACCTGCTTGCTTTCTGATGTCGTCTGCTATCATTTGACTGGAATTCCTAATTCTTTTTCTGTGAATATTTTAAATTCATAATTTCTATCAGCACACCAATTTCTTGCCGCTTCCCATTTTGCCTGATTGACTACCCACATTTTAACTGAATACGCCCAAGACTTTGTTCTTCTTTTTGGATTTGTTTCAGGCATTTTTAAATCTTTTTGTGGTTTGATTTCAACAACAAGAGTTCGATTGTTTCCGTCTTTATCTTTATACTTCACAAAAAAGTCTGGAAAGTATCGGTGAATTTTATTATCAATTGGTGAACGATAAGCAATACAAAATTCTTCACTTTTCCAAGAATTTACACTTTCAGTCAAATCACAATATTGCATAAACTTTAATTCATATGAAGACCTATAAACAATATTTGATGGGTCTCCACCATACTTTTGTGGGTTGTGGGGTCTATATTTTCCCTGTCTATATTTACTATCTTCGTTACGAGGCATACATATTATAAACACTTAAAAATATTTATAGATGGCTTCTCCAGCTCCAGGAAGAGGAAAACCAGACATAGGACCATTCTATGTTAAAATGACTGATGGAAGTCCAAAAAACGGACTTCCAGGAGCAAGAGATATTTTTGGAAATTTATCTCTTACCAGTCAATTTAAATTATCTTTACACTTAACAAATCAAGATGCTGATGCTGGTGGAACTGGTTTGATGAAGTGGTTGAGTGATTCTGATATCACTAGAGATAATAGAAAGACATTTTTATATGACTTTTATTGTGCGGAAGCAATAATTCCTGGAGCACAATTTGATGTCACTGAAGAGATGGGAAGTCGTCAAGGAACAATTGAACGATTTCCAACGAGAAGAATTTTTCCAGAATTTACAGTAACTTTTTATGTGGATAATAGGCATCAATTGATTAGACTTTTTGAAGAATGGATGAATTATATTAATCCATTATATTCTGACTTGGGTAGGCTTCCTGCAAGTGAAGTCGGTCAAGGTAATAGTAGAGCAAAAGAAAGACCAGACTTTTTCCGATTCAGATATCCAGATGACTATAAAAGAATTATTTCTATTACAAAATTTGAAAGATTTTTTAATAGTAATGACCCAGAAAACATTGGATATACTCCACATTTAACTTATAGAATGATTGATGCATTTCCAACTAATTTAACTGCAATGCCTTTGACTTATGAGGGAAGTCAAATCACAAAAACAACGGTGACTTTCCAGTATACTAGGTACACAATGGAAAGAAACAAGGGGACAATATAGTAATAAATAATTTTTAATGATAGTATAAATTATGCCATTACCTAAGATTTCTACACCAACGTATGATTTGGTTTTACCATCAACTGGAAAAACAATTAAATACAGACCATTTCTAGTCAAAGAAGAAAAGATATTAATTCTTGCTCTTGAAAGTCAAAGTACAAAAGAAATTACAAATGCAATCAAGCAAGTATTGAAGGATTGTATTTTATCAAAAGGAATTAAAGTAGAAGAACTGCCTACTTTTGATATTGAATACATTTTCTTAAATGTTCGTGGTAAGTCAGTTGGAGAAAGTCTTGATTTGATTATAACTTGTGGTGATGATGGGGAAACACAAGTTCCAATTACAGTTTTTATAGACCAAATTAAAGTTGAAGAAGACCCAGAACATAAGAGGGATATTCAACTTGATACTGATTTGGTTTTAAGAATGAAGTATCCTTCATTAGACCAATTCATTAAAACTAATTTTGATTTTAGTTCAAATCAAAGTTCATCAAGTATTGATAGGTCTTTTGATATAATTGCTTCTTGTATTGATGTTATTTTTAACGCAGAGGAAAGTTGGTCTGCTGCGGACTCTACTAAAAAAGAATTGACTGATTGGATTGAAACTTTAACCCCAAATCAGTTTAAGGAAATTGAGAAGTTCTTTGATACGATGCCTAGACTTTCTCACACCGTAAAAGTTATAAATCCAAAAACTAAAGTTGAAAGTGATGTGACGTTGGAGGGATTAACATCTTTTTTCGGTTAAGTATGGCTCATATGGAACTAGAGTCATATTTTAGAATCAATTTTGCCTTAATGCAGTTCCATAAATATTCATTAACTGAGATAGAAGCAATGATTCCTTGGGAGAGGGACATCTACTTAGCACTTTTACAGCAACATATTGAAGAAGAAAAATTAAAACAACAGCAGCAACAAAATGGTTAGTTCTGTTCTTAGTCCAGAAAAAATAGTAGGAAGACAGAATATAAACAAAGCAGCAGCACAGAATTTTATTTCGGGTGGTTCTGTACTTGGTGCTTCTGTTGTGAATGGTGCTGCGAATAAAATTGTAGGATTTCAAAGAGCAGGAGTTCAACCAGCACCTTCAGCAACAGGTAGTATTGTAAGCACAATATCTACAAATATTAATAATAATGTAACGAATACAATTAATAAAACACTTCAAGGGTTTTCTGCTGATTATCAAAAAAGAATAAAACAAGTAGATGATGCAAAACCAATTGGAGTTCTTGGTAAGTTTTTAAATGTTTATAAGACTGCGTTAGGTTTTATAAACTTCTTTGGAAATAAAAGAAATATTGATAAGGTAAGAGATAATTTAGAAGCACTTAAAAAATCATTTACTGAAAGTTTTGAGGTTGCAAAATTAATTCGTCAAGTTATAATCAAAATTGTAAAACAATTATCCAATCTTCCTGTTGCTTCACCTTCTGGTGGTGGAGGATTGAATCTTGATGTTGATATTCCTGGTGGTGGATTGAAGAAATCTGCTCCAAGAGGTCTTGGAAGAATGATGGGTGGTAAAGGGAAAATGCTTGCTCTTGGTGCTGGTGCATTAGGACTTGGTGCTGCTGGTGGTGCAGCAGTAAATGCTCTTTCTGATAGTCCACAGGCACAAGCAGCAGGAACATCACCAGAAATTCCTGGTGATGTTGTTGATAGGTTTTCTTCAATTGTTGATAAGTTTGCAAATGCGATTAGCAAGTTATTTGAAAATACCAAACAAAAACCAAAACAACAACCTCCTGGTTCTTCTGGTGGTGGGGGTGAGAAAAAACCACCTGGAAAAACTAAACCTCCTGGACCACCTGGTTCAACTCAACTTATTCAAGGGAATGCTCCAGCAGAAATTAAGTCATTAATGGATACTATTGCTAGTCCAGAATCTGGTGGAAATTATGAAGCAATGTATCCTAGTACCACTTTGCCTGGTGCAACTAAAATGACTATTGCAGAAGTTGCTAGAAAAGCAAGTGGTGCAGTTGGAAAATATCAAAATATGCCTGAATATCTAGTTCAAAGAGCTAAAGATGCTGGACTGGACCCAAATAAAGATTTGTATAGTCCAGAAAATCAAGATAAAATTACAAGATGGCATATCAGTAATGTTTTGGGTGGAAAGGAAAGTGATGTAGTGAAACGATTACAGAAAAATCCAGTTGAAGTTCAAGACACACTTAAGAAATCAACTTGGACTGGACTTCAAAAATTATCAAGTCAAGAATTTACTGCAAACTATCAGAAAAATTTAAAAACATATCAAGGTGTTCCATCTGCTCCTGTTCTTCCATCACAAGCACAAGTAGCAGCAGCACCAACAAAGGCAACATCACAACAACAAATCGCACAGCAAGTAGCACAACCAGCAGCAACACAACAACCTGTTGTAATGCCGATTAATTTGGGTGGTGGAGGACAACAACAAACAGGTGGTGGTGGAACAAGTGGTCCCCCTCCTTCACAAGGTAGTGGACCATCAGTTCCATTTTTACCAGCAGGAAATCCTGATAATTTCTTGGTTCTTTATTCTAGAATGGTTTATAATATCGTTGACGGATAATGAAAAAAACACTCTCTTCTCCATTAGTTGCTGCGGCAAATAATATTGTTTCCCTTGGTGCTAGGTCAAATTCATTACCAAAGTTTCAACGTGAATATATTAATTTTGGTAAATTTTTAGAAGTAGAAAAAAGGTCATTAGAAAAATTAAAACTACCAAACAAGAAAAAAATAAAAGCACTTGCGAATTTAAATATTGCAAGTAATTTTGGAAGACCAGGAAATCTATTAGGTTCTTTGTTTAGTGGTGCGTTGGACCTTGCTGGATTTGTTGGTAATATGTTTCCAGGTAGAGGAAAGTTGGGAAAACCACAAAAACCATCAAACGTAAGACCACCAAAACCAACACTTAAAGGACCAAAATTAAAATTGGGTGGTATGAGAGCAGTTGGTGTTGGTAATGCATTATTTGCTGGACTCGATTTTGCGACTGGTCTTGCGGAAGGTGAAAGTGTGGGAAAGGCAGCAGCAGGAGCAAGTGGAGCACTTGCTGGTGGATTGCTTGGTGGAGCAATCGGTCAAGCACTCATTCCTATTCCAGGACTTGGTTTTGTTGTTGGAAATATAGCTGGTAGTTTTCTTGGTGGATTTGCTGCGGATAGACTTTATGAAGGTGGAAGTGCTCTTAAACAAAAACTTTCCGAACGATTAAAAGGACAAGAAGCAAAACAAAAGGGTATTGCTTCTGGTCTTGCATTTAAGGATACAATAGATAAGTTTGATGCTGCTGTGAGTAGATTTGAGAGAGGAGTTGCGATGGGATTGTTTGGAAGTATTTCACAACAAGCAGCAGGAAGTGAATCAGAATTGACTGATAGTGATACAATAGAACCAGATTATTCTATTGATACTGGAAATGATCCGCAAGCAACTGGAGTTCAACTTGAAGATGTGGAAGCAAGTGGCGGTGAAGTTCCTGGAAGTCCAAACTCTGGTTTTAGAACTTCAAGGAGACCTGGACATAATGGAAATGATTATTTTAAAAGTGCGGGAACGCCAATTAGTTTAATACAAGAAGGAACTGTTACTGTTGCTGATATGAATTATGATCCTAGTGGATGGGGAGCACTCATTGAAGTTAGACATAAAGATGGTTCTTTAAGTAGATACGCTCATATGAGTAGAATATCTGTTGCTCCTGGTTCTAAAGTTTCTCCTGGTCAAGTCATTGGATATACTGGGGGGAAAGCAGGAGCACCAGGTTCTGGAAATTCTGAAGGACCACATTTGCATTTTGAATATTTACCTTCTGGTTCGGGACAAGTTGACCCAACACAAGCAGCAAAACAAATTTTTAGGTTTGGTGGAAATGTAAAAGTTAAGTCTGTTAAGTCAAATGGGATAAGTCCTGGTGGACAAATGCAGCAAATGACACCACAGCAGACTCCTGCTGGAACCCCTGCCCCCTCTATTCAACCACAAACTCAACAGCAACAAGTTCCTCAAGTGCAACCCAACCAACAACTGTCCTCTATGGTTGCAGCAGCACCAATGAACCTTCCAGTTGCTCCACAGAATATTCAATATTACACTTCATACAATCAACCAGGTGGTGGTGCTTCTGTAATTATGCCTATAATGATGGGTGGTGGTGGAGGACAGCAAAGACCAGTCTTTATTCCTGTTGGGGGAGGTGGAGGTGGCGGAACTGTGATTATGCCTGGACCAACAGAAGGACAAGTGGTAAATAGTCTTATGAAAACAATGTTACTTACCAATCTTTCCGCAACGTAATGGCAGCAGCAGTAGGTTCATTTAAACCCAATTATTTTACCATTCAAACTTTGGATGGTAGTACAACTGTTGATGTTACAAACTCTTGTTTGTTCTTTGATTATTTTGAGGATATTTTATCTCCTTGTGTGACTGCTGTAGCACAACTAATGAATAGTTCGTCCTTGTTTAATATTTTACCAATTCGTGGTGGAGAGAAAGTTACAATTAGTGTTGATACTGCTTTTGGTGAATTTGTAATTGATGACTTATATGTTTATAAAGTAAGTAATCTTGATGCACAACACTCGAATGAAATGTTTACTTTGCATCTTGTTTCTCGTGAGGGATTGACAAATGAAACTTCAAGGTGTCAGACAATTTATAGAGGAAATTTACAATCTACTGTTACTAAAATTCTTAAAAATGATTTAAAAACTAAAAAGTATAAAACTGAAAATATAGAACAAACATCAAATGATTATTCTTTTATTGGAAATAATCGCAAACCATTTCACGTTTTGACTTGGTTGGGACCAAAAGCAGTTCCAGCAAACGGACAAAATTCAGGAACTTCTGGTGAAGAAGCAAGAGGAACTGCTGGTTTCTTATTTTATGAAAACAAAGATGGATTTAATTTTAGAAGTATTGATAGTTTAGTTTCAAGTACAAAGATACAAACTAATAGTGCCGATAAAGAAAATATACCATATTATCTTTTCACACAGGTAATTGAAGAAAATCAAACAAAAACTAATTTCAATATATTAAATTATAATTATGAAAAAAATATTGATCTAATGAAGTCATTAAGAGTTGGTATGTATGTGAATAAAACTTATTTTTATGATTTGTATTCCAATACTTTGGATTTATATACTTATAAAGTAAAAGACCAAGTTAAGAGTAAATTGGGTGGTGCTGAAAGTATTGCTGTATCTAATGAATTTGGTGATAGTATTTCTCGGATAATGGTAAGAACATCAGATAGAGGTTCTTTGAAACCAGATGGTTCAGTGAGTGATAAATTAAGAAGTGGTGCTGATATGGCAATGTCATATTCTCGATACAATTTATTGTTTACACAGGCACTAAATATGGTTGTTCCTTGTAATGTGAATTTGAAAGCAGGTGGAATTATTCACGCAGAGTTTCCACGAATAGATAGAAGTACAAATATGACTTCAGATGAAGAACAAAGTGGATATTATTTAATTAAAGAATTGAGACATCATTTTGAGGGTGGTCAAATGGTTACAAGTTTGAGATTGATTCGTGATAGTTACGGTCTTTATAGTTCAAATAAATAAGAGAAATGAAACTACAAGAACTTATTAGTAATATATGTGAGGAATTAGAAAATGCCTCATCAAATAAACAAAGAAAAAGATATTTACAATCACATTTGGAAGAACTTTTAGAATATCAAAAGAATCATCCCGATGCTACTAAAATACCAAATGCATTAGAATTATTTTGTGATTTAAACCCACACGAACTGGAGTGTAGAATTTACGATGATTGAAGAGGCTTTATTAAAATCCAATTATATTGGAAAAGATGGTTTCAGTTGGTGGATAGGACAAGTTGCTCATCCAGATTATTGGAAAAAGGCAGCAGATTATTTTAATGGTGATTGGAATTATCGTTGTAAAGTAAGAATTATTGGTTATCATCCATTTTCTGGTTCTGTTTTGAGTGATGAAGATTTGCCTTGGGCGCAGGTGATGATAGACCCTGCTTTTGGCAGTGCTCAAGGTGGAACAGGAAAAACATTAGATTTGAAAGGTGGAGAAACCTGTTTTGGTTTTTTCTTAGATGGTGATGACGCACAACAACCAGTGGTTCTTGGACTTCTTCATAGAAGTGATGGAGTTAAGAACTTAATTAGTGAAGATAATGTAAAAGGAGATATGAGTTCGGGATTTAAACCATTTACGGGTCATCCTGGAGGCAAAATACAAGCAACACAAAGAGAAGTAAAACAAAATAAAAAAATAGATCAAAATGCAACTACAGAACAAAGAAACGAACAAACAGCAGAAACTTCACCAATACCTCCTTCTTTTGCTGATTTGACCAAACTTGATTTGGGTGTCGATACTACTGGTGTTCCTGCGAATAGTGTTTCTTGGGATAGTACAAAAGGATTTACAACAAATATTAATGGTTTCGATCCCAAATTAAATTTATTTGGAGATAGACTAGTCTGTCAGGCTCAATCAACTTATGGGATAGAAAAAAAATGTGATAAAACTTATATTGGTGTAAATGGTTGCCAGAATAATTTAATTAGTCAAATCACACAAGGACTTCAAGATTTTATTGCAGTTACAAATGGATTGGATAAGTATTTGAGTACTTATATTGACCCAGTATTAAATGAAATTGTAGATATTGGGCAATCAATTGCGAATTGTGCTAGGCAAATTGGGGGAATTATAAAATTAATTATTAATAATTTAAGAAATACAATTTTTAAATGTATTACTTGGGCTTTTAGAAAACTTGTAGGATTGGTGGTTCCACCTCCACAACAAACAATTGTTTTGGAAGTATTGAAAAAAATATTAGATACCATTTTTTGTATTCTTGAAAAACTACCTGCTGGAATTATTAATTTTATTCAAGGACTTCTTGGTGACTTAGCATCAAACACAATCAATTCACCAGTTTGTGCTGTGGAGCAATGGACTGCTGGAATTTTAGCAAAAGTAATGGATAGTATTGAAAATGCACTTTCTGTAATTATGTCTGGAATTGGTTGGTTGACTGGTGGTCTTTCTACTGTTTCTGGAATTTTAAATATTGCTAGTTCATTAGCATCACAAATTTTTAGTTTTCTTGAATGTACTGGTCTTGCTTGTAAAACACCACACGTTTGGGCTTCTAAATTCGGTCCAAGTGAAAAGGAAGCAGACGATTGGGAAAAAATGGTTGGTAATGTGAATGTATTTAAAGGTGTAAGTGATGGATTAGGATCAATAGAAGATGCAATGTATCAAACACCACTTTATGGTGGAATAACTGGATTGTTTAATGATGTATTCAGTCAATGTAATCAAATAGTTCAAAACCCAACAAGTCAAAATGATATTGTCCCATTACCAGTTGGAACAAAATATTCTACCTGCATTCCACCCATTGTTAAAATTTTTGGAGATGGTGTAGGTGCAAGTGCTATTCCAATTGTGGATAGCACTGGATCTATATTTTCAGTTGAAATACTAAGTAGTGGAGTTGGATATACAATTCCACCAACGATTACGATTGTCGATTATAGTGGTTGTGGTTCTGGGGCAGAAGCACAAAGCACAATCAATCAAGATACTGGTTCGATCGAAACCATTTATGTAACTAATTTTGGTTCTGGTTATGCACAAGGAAATTATACAAATGTAGGAATTGGCACTGGAGGAACTGGAGGAACTGGAGGAACTGGAGGAACTGGAACTAATGTTGCAAATTCTGGTGATGTGTTTGGTTGTGTTCAAGATATAATTGTAATTGCTCCTGGATATGGATATACGACTGGTGATACCATCACCGATGGTAAAAATACTTATACTCCAATAGTAACTCCTGGTTCTGGTGCTATTATTGGTATTCAGTCACTTACAAATCCAATTTGTGGTTTTGATAGGACACCAACATTAACTATAAATACAAGGTCAGGAGTTGCTGCAAATGTTATTCCTCTTATGAGGTTTACACCAACGTATAATACGATCAATCAAGATCAAATAAATCAAGCAGCAATTACTGGAATTGTAACTTCAGTGGTGGATTGTGTATGAGTGAATGTAACGAAAATCAACAAGTAACTCAAACAGATTGGTACAGATTTGAAGCTGGAACTAAAAGTTTCGCAAATGGTGATATAGAGTTGGGATTGTCAACACCAACTAAACAAGGAATTAATATGTATAAAAATGGAAACTGTGATTTTGCTATTAATGGAACATTAAAAGAAGTATCTGGATTTAAGGTTAAAAATCCAGAGGAATTTGCAAGAATTATTGATGCTGAAAATGGAAGTATTCTCATTCAAGCATTAAACGGGACCATAACTCTTAAGGCAAAAAATATTCGTCTCGTTGGTATTGACGGAACAGAAGGAGAGATAACATTGCAAGCGTCAAAACAAGTTCATATGGAGGCACCAACAGTAACAGGACAAGGAACGAATATAACTTTAGCTGCTTCTCAAAGTGCTAGTATTGCTGGAAGTAGCACTGATGTTACAGGACACGCACAAGTTACTACTAGTTCTGGTGTAGATAGTGATAGTTCTTCTTTGATGGGTCAAATTCTTCAAGCAGTTAAAAAATTTAAAGACTTTTTTAATTCTATTTGTGCTAATTAATTATGGCTGATTTTACCGTTCTTAATGCTGGGGAAAAACTAGTTGTAGGACAACTAGATATGTCTTTCTTGACGGCATCATCAAAACTTACACCTGGAACAGCAGTTATTAATGGACCTTGTTATATTGGATTAACTCCACAAATTGGAATTGCAAGAGCAACTTGTATGATTGGTCCTCCAATTCCTGGTGTGACTGCTCCTGTTTCTCTTGAAGTGACTGGAATAACTAATTTTGCTGGTATTACAAATACAGCAGGAACTATAAACGATTTAGCACTATCAAATATTTTTGGATTTACTAGTAGAATTGGTGCTGAAATACAAGCAGCATTTAAAGCAATTTTTGGTCTTAAATCAAATGCTGCGGTACAAATAACACAAGGTCCAAAAGTTTGTCAGGCAATTGCTACTGTTCCATTGATTAAGGCAGATCAAGGAATTTTTAATAATTGTACGGCTGCATTAGGTGTTTTTTCTGCTGTTGCTGCGCCATTTAAAAAATTTGATATCATACATCCCACAAAATCTGGTTATAGGTTGGTTCATACTTGTTTGGAAGGTCCAGAAATCGGTGTGTATTATCGTGGCAGACTTGTAAATTCAAATGTAATTGAATTACCAGAGTATTGGAGAGGTTTGGTAGATGCCGAAACAATTACCGTTTCACTAACTCCACATACATTTCACCAGGAACTTTATGTAAAAAGTATTGAATGGGGAACTAGAATTAAAATTGTAAACAATTGCGGTGGACCAGTTGATTGTAGTTATATTGTTTATGCGGAAAGAAAAGATGTTCCAAGATTAGAAATAGAACCAAAACAAGAAGAAGATAAAATTTATCCTGGTGATAATGCCCAATAAATATGTTATTACTATAAAGAAAAAATATAATTAATTATTATGGCGATATCAACTGATTATGCTGCTGAAATACAACAGATTAATTCCACAGTTGCACAATATTTTGCGTCCATTGGTCAATCGCAAGGTTATTATAATAACCCACCAAATACCACAAATGCTCTCCAAGGACAATTAGACGACAAAAGAACAGGTGTAGGAAATAGTGATGCTTCAATTACAGCAATCATTATTGCAGATCAACAAGAAGAGTTAAACAGAAAACTCGCAGAAGTTGAGATGTTGAAAGATCAATTAACAATTATGGATGTTAAGATTGATCGATTTGATACTCTTATTGAAAATATTGATAGAGAAATTATTCCTTTTATTGATGAGATTAATGTTGCAATTGCATCCGTAAAAACTGCTTATGATGCTAGAATTGCTGCTGGATGTAAAAGTGATTTATATTGGGAACAAATAGGCACCAAGTCTTACAGATATGGAGGTTTATATTCTGATGATATCATATATCAATGCAAGAAAAATCCAAATGTAAGAACAGATTATGGTAGATACGGAGCAAAATATTATAGAAAACCACAAAACCAAGACTATGGTGCAAATATTGTTAAAGAATTTTTAGGTACTATTAGTATAGGAAGTACAAGTTTAGCAATAATAAGTAGTGACGGAACATCAAATTTACAAGTTGGAGATACAATTACAGATAATATAGATAATCCAACAGTATTTTCTTCTGCAAATTTACCTTCGATTGTTGGATTTGGAACCACAGCAATTGTAGGAACTTCTACACAATTTAGTGGTACAATTAGTGTTGGTTCTACTATTATAGCACACACTGGAATTGGAACTACTGGCAATATTAATGTTGGAGATACAATAACTCTTTCTAATGTTTTAGCACCAAATACAAAAGTTGCTGGTATTGGAACTACAACTGCATCTCAAACAGTTTGGAATCCAAATTATGGTGGTGCTGGTGTTGGTTCGATGATAAGCACATCAGTATCTGTGCCTAGTTTAATTGTAAGTGTCGCATCAATTGGTAGTACCACAAATGGAACATTTACAGTTGGTATTTTATCCACATTTCCATCAGTAATTCTAAGTGGAGCATCCATAAAAGAAGCAACCAATACTAATTTTACAGATATACGAACTACACAAATTGACGCAACTACATTTGATTATTCCAATAATCCTATAGATCCAGTAACTGTTGGAATTATGAGAAATAATACACTTGGATTGGGTCACAAGTTAGTAAGAGTGAATAATGGAAGTCCAGTTGGTCCATTTCAATGGAAAGAAGTAATGACTTCTAGTTTTGCGGACAAAACAGACGCACAATTAAATGATAGTGAAAAATATTTAAGAGCAACATATCCAGAACCTGCTTGTGGTGCAAGTTACGATAGATACTATCCAGGAAACATTTCTTGGCCTATTCAAATTACTTATACTTATAATAGTGCTGGAGTTGTCATTTCACAAACATCATCATATGCACCAGAAGGATCTACAGTTGTTGTTGGATATGGTGACACTTCTCCTTTTGGTATTGGTTATACAGGAGTATCTTCAAATAATCCTACTTTCTCTGGTTGTTCTGCTTTACAAACTGCTATCGATAATGCAGAAGAAAGCAGAGATGCTATTATAGCAAGAAACACTCCAAAGATTGATAGTTTAATTGCGTCTGCAAGTGCTTTGAGAAGTATTCGAGATAAGATGGAAGGGCAGGCATTTGCTGTTCTGCAAGGAAGAGTTCATGGTGATGTTGAGATTAATAAACTTAACACAGAGATTGCTGCATTGAGATCGGTAGATTTAAAAGAATTTGAACCACAAACATATTATTTCAATCCTGATACAGGAAGAACATCATCTTCTACTGTTGGTGTTGGAACTCTTTGATTTTGCTCCATAGAATGAAACCTATATATTATAAGAAAAAAAGTACCCGCAATAAGTAATGACGGACAGATTTCCACTTATAGCTAATCCAACATCTAAACAAATTGAGGAGTTGGCTTCTGGTGATAATTTAAATCTCCAAGGAAGTGGTATTGTTGGTGCTACAACCATAACTGCAACTAATTTTGTCGGACCTCTGCAAGGAAATGCAACGAGTGCTGACACATTAAATGATGCTGCAAATATAACTGCTGGAACAATCAGTTCATCTAGATTATCTGGTTATTATGGAATTGATGTAAATAGTGCAAATATACTTACAAATGCTGCTGGTATAACTTCTGGTTTTATTAGTAGTGAAAGATTGTCTGGTTATTATGATATTAATGTTTATGGAGCATTGGGATCTCAAAACTTAACTCGTGCTGAAAATATTCTTGCTGGTATTATAAATCCATCAAGAATGCAAGGAACATATGATATTAATGTTTCTTCTGCTGCAACTGCATCAAATTTAACACCAGGTCTTTATGCTATTGATATTACTGGAAATGCGGCAACTGCGACTACTGCTACAAATCTTTCTGGTGGTAATGTTACTGGAACAAGTTTAAACATCACTGGATTTTCTACTTTAGGTGTTACATCAGTTACAGATCTAACAGTAACGAATACTGCAACGATTGGATATTCTACAATTATATCTTCTTCGATTGGAATTGCTACTATAGGATTTTTGAATGCAACCAATAGCAGTGTTTCTGGAGTTTCCACTGTAGGGTTTTTAACAGCATCCAGTTTTTCGACACCAAATGCAAGTGTTGGAATTTTAACAGCAAATACATTATCAGGTATTAATACTGCTAGTATTACTAATTTGACTGTTGATTATGTTAGAGCATTACAACTTGCGACTTTGGATGAAATCAATACTGGAATTGCAAGTGTTGGAATTGCAACTATTGGTTTTGCTTCAATCACTAATTCTTATATTGGTATTGCGACCATAGATCAAATTAATATTAGTACAGGTATACTTACTGCGACTACATTTAGTGGAAATCTAACTGGTACTGCTACAACTGCTACAAACCTTGCAGATGCTGCAAATATAACAACTGGTATAATAGACCCCGCAAGATTATCTGGAACTTATAATATTACTATTACTGGTGATTCTCAGGCATCGACAGCAACAACAGCAACAAATGTTATTGGTGGTATTGCCTCTGTTACTAATTTAAGAGCAACAGGAATTACAACTCTTGGTGTTGCCAATATAAGTGAATTAAATTCTACTGGCATTGCGACTGCATCTTTCTTTTCTGGTAGTGGAATTAATTTAGTTGGTATTGTAACTCAACTTACAGTAGGAACTGGTCTCACTTTAACATCTTCTCAAGCAATTGGAAAAGGAACAGTTCAAGTTGGAATCAAAACTTCAATTGGTAAAACAATTTACGTTGCTTTTGAAGGCAGTGACACAAACACTGGATTGGTGGAAAGTGACGCAAAAAGAACAATCAAAGCAGCAGCAGCACTTGCATTACCTGGAGATACAATTAAGGTTTTTCCTGGAACTTATGTTGAAAATAATCCCATCACATTAGCAAGGAATGTTTCAATTCAAGGAACAGAACTTCGAAACTGTATTGTAACTCCACAATCTCCAGGTCTAGACTTATTTTATGTAAATAACGGTTGTCATATGACTAACCTAAGTTTTAATGGTTCTCCTGCAACTAACAATGCAGCAGTTGTGTCATTTGTTCCATTATCTGGTGTTTCATCAGATAGATTTTTTGATGCAGCAAGAATGATTCGTCTCAATCTTGATTTTATTGCGAGTGAAACAGTAGGATATTTGACAAGCACTGATTATAGAAGTCCAGCATTTACAATTGGTGTAAGCACAATAAGAAATTGCAAAGAAGATATTATATCCATTTTTAAAGCAGTTTGTTATGATATTACTAGAGGTGGAAATTCTAAGTGTGTGGGGGCAGGAAAATCATACTATACCGAAGCAGGAGCACTTCAGCATATTGTTGGAGTGAAAACAGAGACGATTGATGCACTAAACTATGCTGCTGGAATTGCTAGATCATGCATCAATAATGTTTCATTTGCAAAAACAAGTGGTGGAAATTATCAAACATATTATACTCAAGTAAAAGATTTAAGTATGCAACCTGATGGTGCATACGGCAATGAAAGTCTAAGTGGTTGTGCGAATGTCGTATCAGCAATTTACTCCTGTGTTGGGGTAGTTACAACAATTATCAATCAAGGATTGAGTGTTCTTGGTGTGGGAATTAATACAACATATCCTGGAAATTCGGGTCTTGGTACATCAGTCGAAAATGACCCATCATTCTCTCCAGGTGTTGGAAATATTGATAAAGGACCTTATATTCGTAACTGTACTAACTTTATTGCAAATAGTATTGGTCTCAAAGTAGATGGATTTACAGCAGAACCAGGAGACCAAGATGATATTGGTGTAACTGGTTCAATGAGTGTTGATAGTTATACTCAATACAATCAAGGTGGAATTGGAGTTTCGATCACAAATGGTGGATACGCACAATTAGTTTCCATCTTTACTATTTGTGATGATATAGCAATTTATACAGCATCTGGAGGACAGTGTGATATTACAAACTCCAACTCATCGTTTGGTAATTATGGTCTTTATTCAGTTGGTGTTGGTGACAATACAACAAAATCCATCTATCGTTACACTGGAACCGCAACAACAGAAGCAACAGCAAGGTCAAATGTAATTACGATTTCTGGTGTTGGAACTAATCGTCCTTATGATGGACAATCTTGTTACTTTGGAACTTTATATTA